TCCAGGTGTAGCTTTCGAACCAATTACTCAATCAGATAATGATGGTACTGTAAGAAGCCATAGAGGTGCAGTGCCAATTCAAAATACAATTACTAGAGAATTCACAGTTACATTCCAGCTATTAGATGGTTTTATCAATTACTGGATTATGATGGACACTCTATTATATTACTATGCTAGATCGACAAAACAGGCTTATATTGAACCTATGACTCTAAGAATTTTAGATGCCGAGGGAGCTTCAGTAGCCTATATGGAATTCAACGGTATTATTCTGAGCTCTATAAATGAGTTAAATCTAAATATGGCAGAAAACGTATCTGATTTCAGTACATTTGAATGTAATTTTGTTTACAATAAACTAGATCTGAGATTAGAAATAGATTAAAAGATATATAAACTATGAAAGATACTAAAACATTTAACGAATACTTAGTTGAGCAAAAGCTAACTGAGACTGATATGACACTATTACAAGAGTCCCTACAATCAGAGTGGACTCCTGAATTAGAAGAAAAAGTTGACTTTGCGCTAGAGCAATTTGTACAACAATTTCAGAATGAAGATGGTTCTTTTGATTTAGACAGATTAGAAGAAGGCATTGTTAACGAAGGACTTTTAGGTTCTATCTTTGGTGGTCTTGCAGGATTTGCATTAGGTAAATCTGTTGGTAAGATGATTGCTAAAGTACTTGGTATTCAAAAAGGTATTTTCTACGATTTATTAACTTCCCGTTTAGTTGGCGCTGCCCTAGGTGCTGCAATGGGTAAAAGAATCTAATTTGAATTTAGTTACAGTTGACTTCTCGCTTAATTCCCCTGGTATATGTGTCTGGCAATCTGACACGAATGAATATCAATTTATCTCATATATTAAAGCTGGCTCTGGCACAAAGGCCGAACAGAAACGTCAAGAAGAAATAAGTACTTTTTCTGATGTGACTCTAGTACATCAACCAGATTGGAAATCTTCAGTTGGAGATTACTCTAAGAACGAGTTCGCAAAAATCAAGAGATACATTAAGACAGCCGATGATATTATTAACCTAATCGTCAATATAACCCAGACGAAACAAGATTATCATATTGCATTCGAAGGTACGTCGTATGGTTCTAAGATGGGAACTAATAATATGATTGACATGGCCGCAGGAGCTGCAATCCTTAAAGAACAAATGATAAATCAACTCGAGGTCAAAAATTTAATGACCGTTGCACCTACTACAATTAAGAAACATGCTGGTAAAGGGAATATGAATAAGTTAGCTCTTTGGAATGCATTCTTAAATAATATTTGTGAGTCTCCTGAGTTAGCTAACAGTCCTTTATATAAATATTGTGTCTCTGAAATTGGTGAGGTGAAAAAAGTGCCGAAGCCTTTTGATGACCTAGTCGACGCTTGGTTCCTAAATCATTATCTTTACACTAAACTTGGGGAAAATTTGCCAGACTAACCAAATCTCTGCTTTCAAGCCTCTTCTGGCTAGTCTCTGCTTCCGGTACTACTCTTCCCCTGAGGTTAAATACATAACTTATATGCTAGTTCCCAGAAAAGGTTTCAAAAAACTTCAACAAATCTCAAATTATTTCTGATAGCCTAGCATTAGGTTAATTCTGGTAGGGATAACTACTTTAGTATTACAGCTATCACAACACTTTCCTTTATTGACAACAGGAGCTGGATTATTACCGTATTGCTCTTTAATAGTCTTCTTGCAAATTACACATTTAAAATCTTCCATATTAGCAGTATGATTTAATTTTGTCCATTTCTTTTTTAATTTCGACGCATGCTTCAGAATACCTATCTACTTCAGGATATTTAAACCCTAACCAGAGCATATCAATATTTGCTGGACCTGCGCCACCGATGTGGTCGTCAATCCACGTACAGAACGAATGGAGCGAGGCAGCCTCATTGATGTATAAACTTTCCTCTATATAATAATAACCCTCTAGAAAGCTTCCAGTGGTCTTAGCCCCCATCAAAAGAAGCGTTTTGTTTCTCGACGACAATTTAGTATGTTTCTTCATAGCGTCTAATTTTAATTGGTACTCGTAGTGTGGATTACTCATGTTTATTAGTTTTTAATTACAGTACTAATATACGAAAAATATCTGACATAAAAAAATTCTAAGGCAATTATTTTGCAAAAAAGTTATTAACAATTTAAAGGTACTCTATCAAGAAACAAATTAAAAAAGAGATATATAATATGTATAATAAACAAAAGAACAGTGATATGTTGATAACAGCGGATTACTTTCGTCTCAGCGGAATCCTAAAACAAATGGTGGCAGCGAACCAGATCACGTCAGAAGAACGTGAAGAGTTACTACACAAATCAGGGCTGATTAAGCAAGAGGACGGCAGATGGAAGGAAATACCTACAGACCCAAGGTCTGGGATCTCTCCAGCTATTTTGACATTGGACTGAAACTATTGTATATTGTACAACTATAAGGAACTGAAAGAACATTAACGTAATTTCGAGTATTAACAATTTATTAAACAATTTTAAGTATTATGAGTGATTCATTTGACATTTTTAATCTTGGCGTAGAAGACGTAGAAACGCATCAGCCAGAAAGAACTTCAACTAATGAAGTTTACAAACCAACTGCCGACGACGGCAAAGACGGAACGTACAAAGCATTAATTAGATTTGTACCTAACCCTGAGAATCCGAGAAAATCTCTGATTCAAAAATACGTACACTGGTTAACTAACTCCAGTGGTGACGGAAAACTAGTTGACTCTCCACAAACAATCGGTGAGCACTGTCCAATTGCAGATGTATTCTGGAAACTAAGAAAATCAGATTCTGCAGTAGATAGAAAAGCTTCTGAAAAATTAAAGAGACGTCAACAGTATTATTCTCTTGTAAAAATCGTAAAAGATCCACAAAACCCAGAATTGGAGGGTACTTACAAAGTATTCAAATTTGGATATAAGATTAAAGAGAAGATTGACTCTGAATTGAAGCCAGACTTCGGTGAGCCAACACAAGTATTTGACCTATTCGAAGGTAAGAACTTCGAGCTTGTTATTACAAGACAAGGTGAGTACAATAACTACGACAAATCTAAATTCTCTTCTAACAAATCTGCAGTAATTATGGGCGATGCTCCAGCAGAAAGAACGAAAGAGACTATGGGCGTTATCAAAGAAGAATTAGAGAATGCACCATCTTTAGCACAATACGACTACAAAGCTTGGGACGAAGATACAAGAGCTTTCGTAAACAACGTATTGAGAATGTACCTTAATCCAGGTGATGATATTGCAGCAGTAACTTCTGCTCCAAAATCTGCTCCAGCTCCAAAGGCAAAAGTAACTGAAACTGCAACTGCAGGATCTGCTGCGCCAACAAAGGCTGAAGCACCAGCTGAAAGTAAGGTAACTACAGATGATGATTTAGATTCTTTCCTAGATGACCTCAACATCTAATAACATACAATTAACTGAAGAGCTTAAGAGTAGAATAAAAGTTGCACTAAAACAAGTTTGTGTAGAGCATCATTCCACTCCTAACAAGCAGCTGCTTAAAGACATGCCAGGGCGAATAACCTTGGCATGTCCTTATTGCGGCGACTCTCATGAAGATGATACCAAGAAAAGAGGTAACATGTATTGGGACACACTTCAGTATCATTGTTACAATTGTTCTCACCATACTAATCTTCATACGTTCTTAAAAGACCATGAGGTTAGAATGCCTAATACAGGCGACTCATTTACGATTATTGACTATATCAAAGAGAACAAACAACAGGTTAGTCAAGAACAAGTATTACAAAACCAGTCACTTGCAAGCGTCCAAGAACTGGCATTAACCGTAGATGAATTTAAACAAGTATTCGGCGCTAAAGAAATTGAGCCTGGAGAATGGATTTGGTTTCAGTTAAAAGAGAGGCTATTACATAATAAGTCTAGCGAGTTTCTTTTTTCCCAAAAAGGTAATCGACTTTGGATTTTAAATAAAGGTTTAAACGGGAAGATTATCGGCGCACAATCCAGAAGAATGAAAGGCTATGGGTCTAGGTATTTAACTTATGACCTACCAAAAATATATGAAGAGTGGAAGAAGCCGTTAGAGTTAGAACCAGAGGTAATGACTAAACTGGCAAAGGCTTCTACTTTATTTGGAATTATGCAGGTTAATTTCCAACAGCCAGTCACTTTATTTGAGGGACCGATTGATGCGAAGTTTATGCACAACTCTATTGCCCTAGCAACAGCAGGTAGATCGACAGAAGAATTTGACGAAATGGCGACAGTCAGGTATATGTTTGATAACGATGCAACAGGTAAAAAGAAAATGATTGAAAAGCTTAAGAAGGGAAGACCTGTATTTATGTGGTCTAAATTTCTAGACGATTTTAAGCTAGATACATATAATATCAAAGATTTAAACGACTTGATAAAAGTATGTTACCAGCAAAAATCTACAGCTTGGAAACAAATAGAAAATTATTTCACATCAAGCGATTTAGATTTATGGTACGTATAGAAGAAATGGAAGATACATTAGAGGATTTTTTTAAGGACAGCGACCGCTTTAAGAAGATGCGTATGCTAATTGATTTCGAGATGCCAGAATTTAAGACTGATAATCCCGATATGAAATTTAGTAAACCTAAACTTAAGAAAGGTGAAAAGGCTTCTAAGTTTATTAAGCCGGATAGGAACAAATCGTCGCTATTTTAATATAAAGATAAATGAGTAAAGATAAAATATTAGCACTAGATCAAAAATTGAGTGCACAAAGAAACGAATGGTCAGCTACTATTAGAAGTCTTGCACAAAGCCTTCGTAATCTAAATACGATGGAGGTTACAATAGCAGATGTATTATCTTCTAGACAGACGCTCGTAGATCAAATGGCATATATAAATGTCAAAATTAAACAACAAAAGAAAACAATTTCTGCAAGATATAGAGAAGCCTATATTAGATA